TGACCGGATCCACCATCAATATAACGACCAGCACTAGTACCGATCGAGATACTGTTGACGCGATCCGAAACAGCATTCTTACCGATTGCAATACGATCTGCAGTGGTACCAATCTTCACTGTAAATGAATTTGATTCTGCACCGGCAAGATCCGAGTCGATCATCGCTTCGACAGCAGCAGAATCTAGACCACCGCCAGCAGGTAAGTTCGTCAAACCAGAACCGTCACCAACGAATGCTGGTGCGTTTACTGTTGCATCAAACGTCCAATCAGAATCGGCAGAGTACTCTAGTCTTGCAGATGCAGTTTCGATTACTAGACCACCATCCGCAGTTGGACCAACGCCACTATTATAGTTCGCGTTAATGTGTAGAGCACCGGTGGCAGGTGCACTAGCAAGAGCACCGACAGCAATACTTCTCTGGCCAGACGCCGCATCACCCAACGCAATTCCGTAGTTTCCTGCACTAGAAGAATACCCTAGTGCCAAAGAGTTAGATCCAGAAGTCGTTGCTTCCCTTCCGATTGCAGTATTAAAATTACCAGAAGATTGAGTATTAGGACCAACTGACACACTTCCTGTGCCGCTAGCATCTGCACCTGACCCGATTGCAACAGACTGAATGTAACTATTCGCATTAGTACCAATAGAGACACTACCGCCGGACAGACCATTTGTAACGACACCGCTACCAATACCAATACCAGCATTAGAACTTGCGCCAAGAGTGAGTGTTGTAGGATCTTGAACTTCTGCATCAATCAACGTCTGCACACCAGCAGAATCTAGGCCGCCACCACCAGCAGGCGCTCGTGCCGCAACATAGTCGGAATCTACTAGTAGTGTGACTGCGGCAGAGTCTAGTCCGCCTCCACCACCACCACCAGAGATTCCTGTGAGTTGTGAACCGTCGCCGATAAATGAAGTGGCTGTTACATTTCCAGTAACAACCGCGTCACCTTCTACGAGTAAACCATTTTGAACTATAAATGTTTTTTCGTTAGACATGTTTGGGTATCCCGATTCAGTTGATAGGTTGTTTTGTGCATTAGTCTCATTGGTCTCTATATTAGGGGACGACTCATTAGTAGACATGAAATATTCTCCATTGAATATATTATCATGTATATTTATATCTTACTATCCTTCGTTTTCCAAATCCCAGAGACTCCTTCGATCCTTAGGCAATATATTATCCCGCTTGACCCATAGATGACCGTTTTTCTCAGCATCGCTGAATATAGCAACGGTAATGAAGAATGCACCAAGCACTGCAAGGTGACCACCTACACTATAAATGCCATACTTCCATGTGTAACCGGCCCAGAAAGTAAACACTACTGACCACATCACTGACAAGTAGAACATGAGAATAAACTGTACAAGTTCATTCGGAATGTGCCTCAATGGGTTTATTTTCAAATCAAAGAAAAATCTGTAAAGATCATAAATTGCAAATCCGACACTCTTAAACATTTCACTATTCCTTTAATAATATGGTATCCCGTAGGGGACTCGAACCCCTGTTACCGCCGTGAAAGGGCGGTGTCCTAACCTCTAGACGAACGGGACACTGTTCACTGTATTATATGTTATTGTATTACCCTCGAATTTCTTCAACAAGTATTACAACTTTTCCCTTTTCTCCTTCAACGAAAATAGCAATGTCAGATGCCTCAACATGTACACTATGATCTAAAAATCCACTACGTACTTCCAGTATCGATTTCTCAATTGCCATTTCTGGACATTTGTATACTCCGATAATTGTTCCCATCGGGTCCATTGCAATGTATACATTACCAAGATCAACTGCACCATCACGAAAATATGTTGACGGATATGTTAATCCTTCCATTGTCCTTACCTCTTATACCACTGTGATTGTTATTATATCATATATCGAAGTAGTATGCAACCGATAAGAACTCTTTATTCTTAAATCTCACGACAAAATCTGTACGCTCCTCTATAGGAACGATTACCTTTCTTGTCTTGAGAATCGATCGTTTTTCTTCGTACGACTTCTCAAATAACTCCCTTACGATTCTTTGTGTATCCGTTTCCAAAGGAGTGAAATCTTCGAGAGCAGTAGTATTTAGAGAAAACGCAATCGCAAGTTCAGGTAACATCTTATTCCTCAATATAAAATATGTGATCACCAATACGTCCGATGAGATTCATTCTCTTATGAAAACTCCATTTGGGCGTAACATAGTTCGCATGGTAGTGCGTAGCACCTTCTGTAATCCCTCTAAACTTACGGAGTGATCTAATATCTTTAGCGATCTCTTTCGCCCGTAACCACGCGTACTGCTCGACTGGTGCGTCTGACAGACCGTCACAGTACCAGCTAAACTGACACATGTTTTTCTTTGGTATAAAGAGACCTCTTTCTACGCCCCACTCAGACATCACTGCCTGTTTAACGACGCCACATATTGTGTTGGGATATCTTTTATGTGCAACTCTGTTCATTACGACATCAGCGACAGCGAACTGTCCCGCGAGACTCTCACTTCGTGCTTCGTGGTAAACGTTGAGTGCAAGACATTCAATCTCATCTGTCGCGTCGATACGGACGTTATCAGCATAAACTGAAGATGAAATCAAAACAAGTGCGGTCAGAAACCTTAACATAGAAACCTCTAGAGGGTTCGTTCCATGTACCTTTCTAGTTGTCTTAGTTTCTTAACACGTGATGGTCGAGGATCATTACCAAACTTTTTTAACAGTTGCATATATTCTTTCACTAAGTTACCTTGATAAGGGCGATTCATCATAATGTTCCATTCTCCATTTTAGTAAACGTTTCAAAAAGTAAGTTTGCATATCGTAAGTTTGTCTTCTCACCAGGATGACCGAACTCTTTAATGTCATTGTTCTCTACTCCCAATGAGTAGAGGTCTGTTATTGGACCTTTTTTACCCATACCTATTCTACTAGTAGTTTTCAATTTTCTTAGAGAAGTCACTAACCACTCTTTATACTCAGGCACTTTATCTATCCGCATATCTGGATGTATAGGATTAGATTCATCCATTTCAGCGTCGGTCAGTACCGCCATAATGTTGGACCAATTTCTTTTATGAAAAGTCCCTTGAATCAACTTTATTCCTTTTGCCTCACATAACAATTCAATAGTCTTTATTTTAGACAGTGTGTGCATAATATCAGTTCGTGTATCATAACATCTTTCATACCATTCGTCAAATATTCCTCTGATTTTTTTAGTGTGAATATTTCGTGTCCTTAGACTTGAGAACTGAGTCACATCTAATTCTCTACCGAGTTCCTGTTTTTTATTTGAGGGATAGTATTCGACCCATTCTGATCTCTGCCAAGCAGACCAAAGAACAACCATATGTGTGATCTGTTGGTCTGAGTTGTTGTGCAAGTGATCTATAATGTTACGAAAAATCTGTTCATTACCTGCACCACATCTTCCTAGATTGACATAATCAATTCCCATCTTTTTTGCGAGTATGTCTGTGAAAGTATGTTTCCAGTGTGTTGGTGGGGTATCATCATAACCATCAAGTTCATCTCCCCAGACGAAACTGCATCCTGCGGTCAGTAACATTAGTTTTTCTCTTTATAGTCTTTGATCGCAGCCTTGATCGCATCTTCTGCGAGAACACTGCAGTGAATTTTTACGGGTGGAAGTGCGAGTTCTTTGGCGATCTCAGTGTTCTTGATTGCACCTGCCTCATCTAAACTTTTGCCTTTGACCCATTCGGTGAGTAGAGAACTGGACGCGATTGCAGAACCGCACCCATAAGTTTTAAACTTTGCGTCTTGAATGACACCATCATCAACAAAGATCTGTAGTTGCATAACGTCACCACACGCGGGTGCACCGACCATGCCAGTACCAACGTTGTCGTCTTCTTTGTCCATCTTCCCCACGTTGCGTGGGTTCTCGTAATGGTCTAGAACCTTGTCGGAATACATTACTGAAATAGTTCCTCATACAACTCATAAACTTCATTAGCCTCTGTGCGAGACTCTTCCATGTTTTGTTTATGATAGATAGTCGCAAGTTTACGGAAGTGCTTCTTATCAACACCGTACTTCTCGTTAGTGACATCTACGATATCTTTCATTAATTCTTTCTCAGCATCGATACGCAACATGCTGTCAGACATCTCTCTAATCGCGTCTGCGACTTTCTTTTTATCTTCTGGACCTATCATAATAATCTTACTCCACTTGTTGCTTCTGTCCATGCGGCGGAAAAATCATCATTAGTTAGTGTGCACAGAACATACTGTTGGAAACAAACCTTCTCAGGATTTTCCTTACTTGTCATACATACACCACGTGCAAAACCGATACCTTGATCGCCATGAATCAACATACGCGGGTCTTTGAGAGTAACTGTACCGTTACTATTCATGCCGTCCAAATTACTTTCCAAACGACCTACATATTCTCCACTTACTGTGACAACCGTCACTACATCATTATTCTTCATTTTCAATCTCTTCAATTAACATATCACGCATTTGTTGTGCCTGCGCATCTTCAGGGTTATCTACACTACCATTATTCACAAACTTATATGCAAGTGTAATGCGTTGACACTCTGTGTATGCGGCGTGCCAACAGTGTAGGTCTTCTTCATGACCCGCACCGAAATAATAGTGACGACACTGCCATCCAGGCACATCTGGTATTTTTACAATCTCGTCGTTCTTCTTGTCATAGTACTCAAAGAAACCGTCTCCGGTCTCTGACCACGTAAACAAGACTTGGTACGCATTGGCATCAAAGTTAGTATGCCAACCTACAAACCCACCAGGCGGATAGTAAGATAGTAGAGCGGACGTATGTGCGCCAAGTTCTGACGCAAAGTCATATTTGACCTTTTGCATAAATCCACCCCACATCTCTTTATCTTCACGCACCATCTTTGAAATCGGTTGTGCGAAGTATCTATCGGGCGGGCCAACCAGACCATCACGACCGCGAGACAAACAGTCTTCGAGGTACTCACGAGATGTGTAGTACGCCCCCAAGTCTACATCCTTGCGTTCGTGATAGGTCCAATACTTTTCGTCGTTGTACGACGGTTTAGACAGCATCTCATCTGAGAAACTGTTAAGAGTCTCTAACAACCCTTTATTACGAATTACTACTTCAGTCATTACTTTTATTGCTACGATGAATGATCATGGATTATCTATCTCCAATCTGTTGTTTGAAAGAAACAGTATCTCCTTCTTTCAAGCTAAGTTGATCAAATAGTCTATTCGGTATTTCAAAAGCAAGATCGCCTTCTAATACTGTAGGTACTACATTACAATTAAAAATAGTATTATCTTTCTTCATTGATACGTTCATTTACTTTATGGAGATCTTCTGGAGTGCATACTCCGTTATTTATTAAGAATATAAGAGTAGACTCAATTCCGTTCTGTTTACCTAGCATTTGTCCCACTCTGTAAAAAGAATACAGAAGCGACATTGCAAGTGCGGTGTGTATCCATGGATCCATTATACTCTCCCTATAGAGTAAAGTCGGCGAAACGTTCTGTATTGATTCGCTGACCGGAGTTTGAGTTATCAAAGGCTGGTCCATTATCTACTTCTTTATTTAGGGGTGAGTCGTTTTGATCAACGTCAAATAATCTCATCTTAGCACGGTCAATACCCACGACAAATCTCTGGTATGTATTCAAATCATTATATCGATTCTTTAACTGTTTCACTAGGATCTGGTTGTTCGCTTTGAGTTCGTCGTTGGAGATAAGTGCGAACATGAAGTCTGCGGTTGCGGGTAGTCCAAAAGACTCGGACGTATCTTCCAACCCCACGTCATCATTAGTGAAACCAGAACGAGTCGTCTGCGTTGCAGACACGATCGGCACGTCGAATTCCACGGCAAGACCACGTAACTCTTCAGCAATAGACTTGATATACGAATACGAGTTAATAGCACCACCCATCCCCTTCATACGTGCACTCGCACAGATATTCAAATAATCAATGAAGATCATATCTGGCACGAATTGCTTTTTAAGTTTCAGTTCATTCAGTAACGCACGAAAGTGGTTAGCGTGTGCACTGCCCGTAGGGTATTCTTTGATGATCAGTTTACCAGTCGTTTTCTCTGCAATACTCTGAACACGATTAGAAAACATATCTTTACTCAGATGTTCTAACTGGTCGATAGGAACATTCAACAGATTTGCGTCTATACGCTCGGCGATGCGTTCTTCTGCCATCTCCATAGTAATATACAAAACATTTTTACCTTGCGACAGAGACGCACCAGCGCAGTGACACATGAACAACGACTTACCGACACCTGTACCTGCGAGTGCGATATTGAGAGTCTTGTTTGGTAGACCACCCTTGGTAATACGATTAAAATAGTCTAAATCAAACCCAATACGTTCTTCATCTAGATGATAAAAGTCCCAACGAGAATCAATATTCTCTAGATAATCGTGACCAATGTTGGCGTCAAAAGAAACACCAAGTGCCTTGGACAATATATCTGGAATTGCGTTCTTAGTAAGTGTTTTATTCTTACCATCAAGAATACCAATCGACTCCATGACTGCGTTAAACACTGCACGATCTTGACACCACTTCTCAGTGCGATCAACTAACCATTCAGAATCTTCTGCACGGTAATTGAAGATGTCTGGAAGTATCTCCATTGCGTGACGATATTGATCATCTGATAATTTATCTTCAGAATCAATTTCAATTTTAAACGCTTCGAGCGTAGGCAGTTTGTTAAACTTCGCGATGTAGGATGTAAATTCTTTAAAGAGACCATTGTAGGTCCCTTCAAAGTAATCGGGTGAGAGAAAGGCGGCAACCTTTCTCATGTAAGAATCGTTAGTCAGTAGATTCCGTAGAATCGTTTGCTGTAGATTGATCTCTGTCATTTACTTCTCGCGATTTAATAGTTTTATCTTCAATTGCAGAGGCTAAAATATCTTGAAGCACCTCCGCAGCGAATTTCTGCATATCTAAATTGTCAAGTGTATTTTCTGGATTTTTATTCTCTAAGACATCAAAGTTAAACTTTAGCATACCTTCTGTGCCATCTAACTGAACATTATTATATCTAATGGTCACATCTTCATATGGCGATCTTAGAAAACTGACATTCCAGAATTCATTACCTTGTGTATCATACGCTGAAATTAACTCGTAGTCAAGATGTTCAGACGGTTTGTCTAGATTTAGTTCACTCATGCTTCCTCCATCTCAGTGATTAGTTCCGCATTCAACTCGCTGGCATAACCAATTTTATAGGTTTTTTGCAAAAAGTCTGCGAAGTTAGTTGTTTCAAAAATAGGTTCCCAGAACTCTGCGTTCAAGGTGTCTTTGGTGCGAACTTTAGTACCGACCATTTCACCCGTAG